TCGAAATAGCCATGCTAAACTCCTTTTGTGCAAAATATCACACTATGCGGCTTCCGTCCATGTTTCCGCACTTACCGTTTGATCAGTCCAAATCTCCGACCCTGTTGTTTGATCGGTCCAAGTTTCCGCTGTAATCGCTTGCTCCTCCCAGACAAATCTGACCAGCCCATCAAGAACAATCACACCAGCCAAAACATTGTCAGCGCCAAGCACATGCTCTTGCGTTATTGGAGGTTGACCCGCAACAGGCGCAGAGCTTGTTAGATCGTTTGCAACAAAATTATATTTCACCAGCATTGCTGGGGAGCCAAGCACAGGCGCACCCGCTTCAACACCTGTCGGAGTTATAACGTGCGTTTGATTAATGCTTGGGCTTTGGACTTCAACAGCGCCAGCCGTAACGTCAGAAAGCGTTAAAACGTGCGTTTGAGTAATGCTTGGCGAACCAGCAACAGGATTGCCAGCCACAAATCCGTCACCACCCAGAACATGCTCTTGTAGGAACACCACGTTATCAATGACAGGCGCACCCGTTGTGACATCATCACCCGCAAGCGTTTCCTCTTCGGACATTGTAAGATCATCGACGACAGGCGCGGCAGAAGTGATGTCAGAGGCGGTAAGAACGTGGCCCTGATTGATTTGCGTAGAAGCCAACTCTGGCGCTTGTGTGGCTATGTCTGCGCCGCCAAGAACGTGCTCTTGTGTGATTGCAGTCGCCGCCACGCTTGGCTGTCCAGCGACAAGATCAGCCGTTGCTAGAGTTTCCTCTTCGGACATATTACAATCATCAACAACGGGCGCATTTGTTGTGATGCCGTTTGATCCGAAGATGTGCGTTTGAGTAATCGCTGGCGCTTCAGTGACGGGGTTTCCAGTGACGACATCATCGCTTGTCAAAACGCGTGTTTGGTCTATGTCTACACTGTCAACAACGGGCGCTTGTGTTGTAACATCATTTGCAGTCAGCGGCGTGCTTAGAAGCGCTTGCGGTTCACCCAAAACAGGCGCACCCGTTGTAATTGCTGCCGCTGTAAATGTGTGGCTCTGAGTAAATGATGGGCTATCAAGCGCGGGCGATCCCGCCACAAAGCCAGTTGGCGAAAGCGCAACAATCCGCACCATCGCGGCAGAACCGACAGATGGCGCACCCGTGACAAGATTTGCGGAAGCCGCAAAGGTGTGGCTCTGCGTGAGAGACGTGCTTGCCAGTATCGGAGAGCCAGCCGTGACGCCTGTTCCTGATAGAGCATGTGCTTGGGTGAAGGCGGTGCTTGCAGCACTTGGAGCGCCAGCCGTGACGCCCGTGGCGGTAAATACGTGACCCTGCGTAAACGCGGTGCTTGCTACGTTTGGATTTTGCGCGGTAATCGCGCTTGCGGTGAGGCCGTGCTCCTGAGTGATTGTGGGAGAGCCAAGGACGGGGCTTTGCGTCTCAAGGCTACTTGTACTAAAGGTTTCTTCCTCACTCATTGTGCAGTCATTGACAACAGGCGATCCCGTTGTGACGCCATTCGCACCTAATGAGTGGGTCTGCGTGATTGCACTTGAAGCAACAGACGGAGTGCCTGTCGTAATTGCTGTTGCAGTGAGGGTGTGTGTTTGCGTTATTGCGCTTGACGCAACACTTGGCGATCCCGCCGTAATCGCTGTTGCAGTTAGAGCATGTGTCTGCGTGAGTGTAACGCTGGCTACGCTTGGCGCACCTGTTGTGATAGCAGACGCGGTAAGGTCATAAACCTGACTGCCGCTATCCGCGAGTGGGGCAGAAGCAAGAGGCGTGAAACCCAGCATTTAGTTACCTCAAGGCTTTGTGGGCCACACAACATCATCTAAGGACGTGGCGCTTGTTGTTATGTCACGCAATGCTTGTCTGTAAACAGTTTGCTCAGACGTCATCGTGCGGTCTGCCACGGCCCACCAATCTGTTTCAGCCAAGCGGCGGTCACGTTCTGCGCGGAGTAAACGCATGGGTTCCGCTGCGATCAGTTCGTCTTTCTTGCCTGAGACAGTTGCCCATGTAGTACCCCAATCATCAGGGTTGCTGCTTTCGATTGCTGTACCATTGGCGTCTGCGCCAGTTACCTTGCGGAACATCTCATTGAACTCCGCTTCTGTTGTTGGCTCACCACGGAGTACCCACTCTGTGACGCCTAGTTCGCTTAATGCGTTTGCTATTGTTGTCATCGTTTAAACTCCGTTACCTTATTGCTTTAAGGGTTACATGAGGTTGCCTTACAAGGCTATCGCCTGATGCGCCACCGCCATCCCACCAATGGTTTCGATGAAAGTAACCACCATCATAACTGGTGCTGTACGCTCGCGCTTGCCATTTTAATGTTTTTGCCGATGTCCACGATTTTAACTTTGCATTCGCAACGTCATCGGACGCCAATGAACTATCAATTAAGATTGGCACAGATAACGTAGTCAAAACATGCTCGTGTTCATTGACTGTCTGGTAGTTTGCAGCCAAAGTTGTGCGCAATAAGGTTATCTCTGTGCTATCCAAGAAACACCTAAAGTGCGTTATGCTACCGTATCCTGCATAATAAAAATTAAATTGAAACTGATACACGACTGTACCTACACCAGTTGGTGGCGTATAACTTACGCTTGACCCTGTGATGTCAACATAACTTGTTGTTGTTGTTTGCGTAGCATCAACATCACCAAACGTAACTCCATTTACCGTGCGTCCGTCACAAATGCCGTAAATTTCTTCTATGACACTCCCTTGCGCAAAACCTAAATCTGCTGTGTTAGGCACACTACCAGCGGCAGTCTGAATAGTATCGACTTTGATTATGCTGGTCATTGTGCGATTTCCTCTAAGATGATAAACATACCTTTGTAAAACATCATGGAAGCTGTCTCCGCCTGTACTTGCAATGTGTAAGTAGTGGCAGAGGTTGTGCTGGGGCTATTTATCCATGTAAAATTAAAAGGTACAGGAATGTGATTATTAATAGCAGATGCACGATACTGAAGATATTGCGCTGTGTCGCTAAGTTGTGATCCGTTGTAATCTGACAAAGCACTACCGTCACGAACAAGTCTAAACAGGTGGCTTACAGAGGCATTACTATTAGTGCAGTAATATATCCCGCATGTAGTTATCTTTATCTTACTAGATGTGCTTGTAGGTGTAATAGTAGCGGATAGAACATTAGACATGGACTGATCCCCGCCACTTGAAGTAAAATGGGCTGTGCTTTGATTGCTAATTAATTGCACCACAGACCCAGCCAACGGCTTTAGGTTCGGTATCTCAACTTGGCTACCCAAGTTAGGCTGGAGATTATCAACGTAGAGTGTACTCATTGTGCGATCTCCATTAGGGTTATTTCTGATAATGGGATGCTATCGTAACTATAATCACCAGAGTTTTGAAACGTATAACTTCTGTTAACATACCATGTATTCCCAGTATACGCAGAAACTTGTATTTTGTAATTTAGGGATGCCGTTGTTGACGGGCTATCTAAATAGCTAATGCCAAGTGGCGCATGCCTGTATTCGTTTGTGGCTGTAACGTCGTCATATAGAATATATGCCGAAGATGCTTCACCCCTAGCTCCTTCGTTTGTGCCAGTCCCAACAACTGTACTGTTCCTTACTATTCTGCTTCTTGCTTGGTAATATGAAACCCCTATGTGCATTGTGTAGGATACAAGTATCTTGCTAGACGCAGAGGTAGGCGTGATACTTACAGAAAGCCCACTATCGTACCACACATTTCCGCTATCGCCACCGCCAGAAGCAGTGCTGCCAAGTGTTCCCTGCACCACCTGCACCACATGCCCTGCCGCATACAACGTCTGCCCAGACGGGATAATCACCTTATTCGCATTAGCCCCACTAGACGGGCCTTGTAGGTTTTGTACTGTTAATGTCCCTGCCATCTATACCACCGTTAAATTACCGTTTACTGTTAGCGTAGCATTTAGTGTCAATGGACCCGCCGCAAGCGCATTTTCTGAGCTTTCTATAGTAACATTCGTATTCAGTGTTTGCTCATGCACCCGAAAAATGTCACCAGCCGCCGCCGAACCCCCTAAAGTGCCTCTCTCGCCCTTGTACCTTCCACCATTACTCACGGTGTCAGTGTTTGCTGTTTGCAAGACAACATCCAGAGTGTCACCTGTTGCAGCCCCAGAAGTAAGAATGATCTGATTGCCGCCAGACGTTGAAAAATCTGTTGCGTATACTAATTTTACACCATTGAGAAATACGTCTAAAAACTTATCAACAAATCCTATGGTTGTAAAAGTCGTCTGACCTGCCGTACACGTAAAGGTCTGCCTACTCTGTGATAATTGTGGTGTAGGGATATTTCCAATGTAACCTGACATAATTACGCTTTCATAATGTACGCCAAAGCATAGTAAGGCGGTCTGTTTTCGTGACTTGAGCCGCTACCCGTTGAAGCAGTCGATCCTGACATGCTGTGAGTGTGAGCGCCCGTGTTTTCCATGTGGTAATAACCAGCATAAGAGTAGCGCCATATTTCGCCAGCTTGATAATCTATACCACCAATTCTGTTGGATTGAGTGCCCAATATCTTGAGGCTACCTCCGTTCGATCCTCCGTTAAGCCCGTGCCTGTGGTTTCCTGCGCTGGCTGTTGCTAATGTTCCACTTGAGTGTGAGTGACTTGGAAGGTTTGCTGTACTCAGTGTTACACTATCGGAACCGCCTGTCGCATTAGGGGCATACGTCCCACCACTATCAGCATCTGCGTGGACGACGAACTTACCCGTCAGATTTGGCGTTCCATTGTTGCCGTCACACAAATACCAGCCACTTGGAATTGCGCTGATCGAACCGCTCCACATAACAATAACGCCAGTGGGAATGCCTTCTGGTGCAACAGCAAAGGATGGAGTTTGCGCGCCAATATAACCGCTCATTATTCAGCGTCCTCTATTGTAAGCGTCCCAGCCTCAACCTGCCGCAGGATCTCTGCGTAGTGGCGGTTTGCTGGGTCTAGGGGGACAAACATCTCAGTGCCGTCAATGGTGACTTTGACGTTAGATTGATTACCATCTTTGTCGTTGTAATATTGTGCGTTTGTAATTGCTATTTCGTTCATAACTTATAACTCCGCATCTGCTGTAAAGTGAAAACCAATTCCACCCTTGCTTGTAACGTTGTCAGAATAAACAGCAAATCCATTCTCAGACATTGCATGGCTAGTTATTGTGTTATTAACAACAAGAGTTGCACTTTGATAATAATTACATTTTCCAGAATTTCCAGACGTATCATAAACTGTAATTGTGGGTGAAGCTCGCATTTTTACTGCATATGGAACATTATACAACTCTATATATCCTGTGTTTTGAAAGGACTGACTAAGTGTAGAAGAAACAATCCCAACGTTTGTTGCAGTACTGGGGGCGGTACTATCGTTATAAGTTTTATAGTAGTACCTCTGGCACCTCGCCAGTTCATCCCCGTATGACCGATGCTCGAACGGGGTGGCTGTGCTTAAATCGCCAACCTCCAATTGAACGCCTGTGATTTGCCATGTCGCAGATGTGTCTGACACCTGTATGTCAAGGTAATCGTTATTATTTCCATAAACAGCAGATGGAGAGGTTAAGGCATCAAATGTTTTTACAATGCGTTGCCATGTAGTTGTAATAGAAAAGGATTGTTGTGTACCGTCATTTATATCAACAGTCCCAGAATAGGCAGCATTTCCTTTTATGTAAAAAGAAACAGTAAATGAATTAGCAGACAAACGAAAGTGAGAGTTTTCTATTGGTTGTCGAACAAGAACATTTGTTCCAGTTACTTCAAGGCTATTTATAAAACCAGAAGGGCAAGATGAAGATTGTGATGCCGATGTGTGATTAACGCAAACAAACCTATCTAATGTATAGCCATCGCCAGCACTAAAACTTGTCCCCCTCTGCGCAACTTGCATAGCCCCATTGATAATCAAATTCCTGTTCGACAAGGCACCATCGTCATAGACGTTACCTAAGTCTGCTAACTGTCGTGCCTTACTCATCAGGTTTGCTCCAGAATGCTGAGAGCAACGTCCGTTGCGCCAGATGCCGATACCTTGAGTATGTCTGTTGTCTCCATGATAACCTTACCGTCAAGAACACTTAAAGCTGAGTTGGCGGGGATGGGAACAGAGTTGACCAATTCAACGTCTTGGTTGGCTTCGTTATTTGCGCCCGCGCGGTTTGCCGTGTTGCTGCTAAGTGTTACGGTAGCCGTTATCAGAGAGGACGTAGTATTAGCTAAGAGCAAGCCAATGATGATAGTCGTGGTAGAGGACGCAACGGTGTAAATATCATCTAGCGTTGTGACCCCTGCCTTTGTAACTAGTTTGAATGTGTCTGCCATTTTTTATCCTAACGCTATTGCCACGGCGAGAGATGGCCCAACATTTGCCCCTGCCTCTATTCCGTCTAATTTTGTCCCATCTGTTGCAACATCACGACCATCAACGGTGCCTGAGACTGTTATGTTGCCTGTTACGTCAATATCGCCATCGCCACCATCAATAGTTACACCATAAGTTGACCGTAATGTCGCGTTGGTCGAAGCTGAGCCACCATATATAGTGGCCCCTGCACTGTTACTTAAATTGATTAAATTTCTACTGTTTTGAGGCCCGCCGCCAGTGAGTTTTAAGGCTCCGTTTCCACGATATATTGCTTGATTACCCGCTGTTATACCATTCAAGTCTGTGTCTGAATTGAACGTGACTGCACCCGTGAAAGTCCCACCGTCCGTCTGCATAACGTCAACATCTGCGAGAGACACAAACACGGTTGCGGAGCCGCTTAAATTCAGAAGCGACCCCGTGGAGCTTTCAAGTAAATTGCCGGATGTGCGAACCAGCGTAGGCCCACTTGTGAGGTAGGTTCCCTTGCCAATTTCCCAGCTTGAGCCTTCGGTAATGACGTATCTTACAACATCATTATTACTGATGCCGCCATCCGCGAAGGTTTGGTAGCCGTCCTCTGCGCTTCCAAGAGTAATGTTGCCAGTACCCGTATCACTACTAGCAACTTTTATGCGATTGCCGACAACAGGCATGAGTGTCTCCTAATTAAGAAGGATCTGGTATGCCGATTTTGAAGGATGCTAATGTGAATGAGTTCCCGTTAGTCACAGATTGAGACGCCGACAAACTACCAGTTGCAAGCAGCCTTGAGTTTGATGTGTCCAAAATGGCGTAATGTGTTGCCGTGCCAGTGCCGCTGACGCTGCCGTCTGAAATAGCCGACACGGTTACTTCACGACCACCACCAGAACGATCAGCGGGTGAACCGATTGATAGTGAGGTACTGGACCCAAGCGCATATGTAGAATTGCCGCCCGTATATGTGGTTGCTTCCTGCGAAGTAATTGAAATTTTATTTGCCTCGTCTGAAAGGACCGTTAGACCCTCATCAAAAACGCGATCACCTAAACTTGCCATCTAGTAGCTCCTTATTTTGATGCGATGGCCGGAGCCACCAAATTTTGCCTTATCGCTGTCTGCATTAATACCATCAATTGCCTTTTCGTACAACGCAGACCAAACTTGCATTCTGGCGTCTTCGCCTAAGTATGGCGCGCTGTGCATAAGCGTACCGTACAGATAGGCATCTGGAAAATATGTTAGCAGCCAGTTGCTTGTGTTAATGCTATCCAGTGGAACAATTTTTGAGTAATACACCATTTCCAAGGTATATGTTGTATCCGGCGTGGGATACACCTCAATCGT